TACAATACAATGACACCGAAGTAAATTACACCCCTACTTCGATCTTACGAAAATGAATAAGCATGCGCCATATTCAAAGAAGGCAAGCCATTGACAGGCGTGCGTATGAATACTATAATGGTTAATAAAAACAAATAATAATTAAGTTAATTAATAAAATTAATAAAATTAAAACGAATTAAATTAAATTAAATTAAATTAAATTAAATTGAATTGAATTAAATTAAACGAAATTAATAAAACAATATAAGTCAATCGTATATAAACGAGACAGATAGAACATATCAACTAACTAATAATAATAGTAATATAACATATTAAAGTGATAGTATTGTGTTAACTCAACCGTATAGTAGGTTAAGTGTCGGCAACGAATCTGGGAGTGCCTCGTAGAAACCAATGTCAGTACTGTAATAGTCGATGCCTGGTTATTCACACAATTGGTTATACTTGTCAAAATTAGCAACTGGATCCTGTTTGAGTGTTGCCAATATCATATTAGCCTTATATTTACCCCATGTATCATAAACGACATCACTAGTAACAGTTTCATGCGGTAACGTGGATAGACGATACTTTATGTAGGAATCTATGATCGGTATGCCGTAATTACAACTCGATAATTAAGACGTGATAACGTGATTGAATTATGCTGCATTAAGACGCTTCGATAATTTGCACGTAACGTTACCTCCAGTTATAATACGTTTGTTTTCCCTAACCATCCATGCGGCCTCTGATTCGATGTACCCTGTTTTGGATAGAAACGACACAGCATTTGAATGATAAAACACCTTACGTAACACGTACCCTATTCCATGCGGTATGTTATCGGTAACGCTTGAAGTAGTATTTTATAGTAAATATCGTAAAGCTGGTAGGAACGACCTTGCTATGCGGCCGATAAAGTCATCGCCACCTGTATAGTATTTAAAGTTGGATTCGGGAAGACAGTGGGCTATAAAGTACCCTAAAAACGCCACTCGCCAATTATTGCCTAATGTCGTGAGCAACGATAACCCTGATTTAACCGTACCCTTAAGTTTACCCGTCATCAAAACCTCTCTAGATTTTCGATAATTAATATGAAATGAGTGGGTTTCGCGATATAACTCTGCGTAGATTAGTAGGATATCTTAGCCAGAGAGTTGCATTAGATTAGCGAGGTGTTCGAACGTATCAGCGAAGATGTTATGGTCTACTGTACGAATAAGCCAATCGAATTAAGATGCGTCGTGTGTAGCACCATCCCACATTACGAACTCACCTTCAGGGGCACTATTATATAAATCCAATAACATTTTGTTTAAATCTTCGGGCTTACGTCCAGATGCACATGTAGCAGTCGTGGCAGTGTATGCTTTTAGATAGTTATAGTTGATAGCGCCTATTAACACCTTGTAGAAGCCATTAGTGTTGAACAAACCGCGTGATCTAGCGGATTCAGATGGTCCAAATAGTAACTCATTGTTCTTCATCATAAACTCTAAGTTGGAATTGAGAGACCCGCCGCCTGCTTACCATTCGTCATAATATTTCTAGTATTGGACCTTCTACTTACCCTATAGTTGATCGATGTACTGTTATATGGAGATGGTAGGATTATGATCCCAATAACTGTTGATATTGTGCGACACCTCTTTCACGTACGCCTATGCAATCTTAATGTATTCCTGCTTGTATCTCTTATCATACGTTTAGTGCGTTCCGACTACGCGATGTAAGAAGGCATAGAGCGTATTGAGTTCGCTAGTGGACACAACCATGGGCTTCTAGAGATGATGTGTTATGGGTATACCAGGATTGAAGAATTAGCGTTTGTACGTAGGTCTGTCCCTTAAGTATGTTATTAGGTTGGTTAATGCCGTGCGACACCCGCCGATATAATAGTGCGGAGAGAGTAAATTTTGGTTAGGAAATGGGGACATCTTAGTTTCGGAAAAGGGAACATTGTTGATGTACTTGCCAGTAACGAACGTATTAGGATGATAAAAGAAAAAGCCAGTGAGATAGTGAAATAGCAATGTGGAGAGATTGATGCTAAAAATAGTGGACCACTGCAATAGTATCAAGTAGATGTTGGCAAGTAGCAGAATAACAATTAAAAACAACATGAAATCTATCTAAATGAAGGCGCCAAACATATTGACGGAAAAAGCTTAATTAGTTTATAAGGATTGAAACACGTTGTAGATGGGATTGCCGCCATACATAGGAACGATGCCTCTCGCCGTCGGATCGTTAAACAGAAAACGGCAAATACGTATGCGAGCGAAGCGAATTAGAGGCATATATAACTCAGCTATTCGTTAACAGAAGACTGGTTATTGTGCGAACGCGTAAACGAGCCAAATTACGACTGAAACTATTACGAAATTGCGGTATTTACGATTGTTACGGACTACGATGCCGACGAAGATGACGACGGTGATTATATCGTAAGTGAACGCTTACCATACATAGTGAGACGAACCGATTGTCAGTGCAAGGTACAGGTTGAATATAATCGCGATAATAGAGTTAAACTTGTAGACTACAAATATCATCAGTAATGTATTCTCTGTAAATATACCTTTAACTTACGGATTAGATAGATCTGTCGTAAAAGCCGCGGAGTAATCGCACGTCATAGTCTCATAATAACGACGATAAATGCTTGAGATGGAAGCGTACATCAGTTGAATTATTGCTGTCCTAAGTTACTCTTTGACGGAAAGTCGGATAGCCTCGGCGTCAGACGCTGATATCTGCGGTGGCATATTTTTCTTTATAAACTTTGGAAAACCTGAATAAGCTTTAGTAACATAGTAAAGTGTTAGTAAAAAACAGAAGCTAAGAAGTAATGACGAGAAAAATATGGCCTTAATGGTGAGAGAAGCGAATATATTACCGAGTACTGTAATGACAAGTAAAAGTATTAGAGATAGGAAAGTGTTAGAACATTAATAATCGGCTGCCTTGCTACAGACAAAGTTCAAGAGTTAGTTATCGACTGGGCACGTAGTATGATCGATGCACAATGGTGGACGATACCAGGTCATGTTGGCTGAATA